TAGCTTCGCTATGTTTATTAGATTCTTTTTTAAAAAAGTCATTCCAAGCCATAAATTAATAGTTTAACCGACCTCTCAATATCGTTGTGCGGCCGTTATAGCGGTTAATATACATTTGTAGCTGAGTTTCTAAGGCGTTTATTCCCTTAATTATCTGATCTAACGATCTAAATTCTGTACTTATTTTCATTTGCCCATCATCTAAAGTATAAGAAGCTGTTCCAGAGTCATCAATAGCTCCAGCCATAGTATCATACATTGCATCAATTAACACATGTAATGCATCAATTCTCGCCTTATTGCTGGCTCTTGATGTTATATACTCAGAAATGCTATAAATTGTTAATGCCATATATGCAAATATATATAAAAAAGCTATTGCGGCATGCAATAGCTTTTTTATTTTTAAAATATTTTTATCCTAAGATTTGTTTTAAAATTGCTAATATAGCACAAAGTTTTATAATAGCAACTATTTATTTTTTATTTTTAATAGTTTTCACGTACTAACAAATTGAACAAAGCTGGCCCAGTCTAAATGCCTAAACCTTGAAGGATTGCTTCGCTTGATTAGATCTATGTAAACATATTTAGCAGCTAAATTATAAATCTCAACGTCCCAAAAGTGATTTTCTATCATTGTGCTTTTTTTATCCCATTTAAAACCTACAACTTGACCGTTTTCTTTTACCTCCTTTCTTTGCTCACTTTCAAAATGTTTAAAATAGTCCTTAAAACTATATTTTCCATCCCTAGGAGTTGGAAAATTCATAAACCCTGGAGGCTGAGTACCATCATCTGTTTTCCTTAGCTTCATGTAACTAGCAAGCTCATCTTTTAATTGATCAACTTCTGCAATATATAACTTAGGATTTTCTCGACTTCTCTTAACTGCTGGAGTATCTTTTAAATCAGATCTAAACTTTTTATCTGACCTTCCTTTAATTCCATATACAGGATTATTTCCGTCAAACATATTAATAAATTGGTCTGCATACCTTGTAAAATGACCTGTATCAATTATCGAAATGCTAATAATATATTCGGTTCCGCTTTGCCCAATAAAATCACTTTTTATAATTTTCTCTAAAACAGGCCAGACGCTATTTTTTTGACCGTGCATATATGTGAATTTTTTCCTTTCTTGGTCGTTTTCAATTTCCTTTTTAGATTTTGTATGTTTTCTCTTAAAGGTTCCGATTGCTCCTTGATCGATTGAATATTTAACTCCGTTTGCGGCATACGCAGATATGGCCCAGTCAATTCTTACATCTTCAATATCTTCATCAGTATTCATAATACCACCTAAATCAGCGGCAAGTGAAATAAAAACAATTTCGCCGTTTCCATCCTCTTTTGATAGCTCATCAGGAATTTCTCCAATTTCATAAGTCCCAGTATTTTTCATTAATTGCATAATCTTGGGAGCTTCACCGCGTTCCTCAAATGGCAATCCTAACCGAACATTATAAAATGCTTTCAGCATATCAACGTTTACGGGTTTCTTTGGAGGGCATGCTTCCAAAAATTCTTTTACAAGATCTAACCAGCTAAAAAAGCCTGGAGGTGTAATTAAAGAGTTTATATAATAGCTCTTATAATTTTCCTCAAGCGGCTCGGCCGTTGGAATCCATTTTCCGCTCTTATTTAATTCGTGTTTTGATTTTTGGCTAACCTCATGACCGCAATGTGGACATTTAAACCTGACGCTGTTTTTTATTAATTTATTGTTTTCATCAGTTTTCCATACAATACCGGCTCGTTTATTATTTGCTAAATTAATTTGAAAATCAGTCGGCATCCAACCATCACATTTTACGCAAAGCCAGTGCCATTTTCTTTGATCTCCTTGCATGTAGGATTCGTAAACATTTGACGTTTGAGTTTCTGTTGGTGTAGAAATAACGTAAAATTTAGATAAATTACCATAAGAGGTTTGACGCGCTTCAACCAGCTTTCGAATACTACCTTCCTTTTTATCGCTTTTAGGAGCAGCATCGAAATCATCCATAAAAACCGTCTTTACACTAAAAAATCTAAATTTACTAGCGTTATTGGTTCCCTCAATAATTGCAGAACCTCCAGCAAATTCTTTTGAAAGATCCGTATCTCCTGATCTTTGTCCTTTAGACCTAATTGTATTTGGCCTAATCAAATGTTTCAAATTGCTAGCTTGCATTATATTATCAAACCTTTCCCGAATTGTTTTCTTTGCCAAATCTTTATCACCAGCCGTAAACAAAAAATTATCTGGATTTTCAGAAATTATATAAGCCATACCAGGGACGACTAAACCTTGAGTGATTCCAGATTGAGCGGATTTCATTACAGCTACCATCCTGGTAGGATCTCCGGGGTGTAAGGTGTCTACAATTTCCTTGGCGTAAGGAGACAAATCATAACTCATCCTACCGTTAAATCGTGAAACTTCTTTTGGTAATATTACATTTTTCTCAATCCATTGGCTAGGTATATCCTTAATTGATTTGTAACTATAGAGTTTATCTTGAAAACTCATTACTTTGTCACTCCATTGGTCTGCTATCATTTTCTTTGCCCTCTATTAAGTGTTTCTGAATATTCCTCAATCGCATTATCTAATTCCATTTGAGATAAATCTTTAGATTTCTCAACGTTTAAATTTATAATTACAGAAAGTTTATCTGTAATTTCTGCAAGTTTACTCCTATCGCCTTCTGCTAAAATCTCGCAGTATACACTAGCTAAATTTTCCGCATCACTTTGAAAGGTTGAAAAAATACTCTTGTTGTGAATGTTTAAAATCTGAAATACTAAATCAACCGGTATTAATTTACCAGCCATTTTTTCAATCTTTAATCGCTCATGCTCTGCTCGGTATTCTACCAGCTCTGCATCAGCTTGTTTTTTTCTTAAAGTCCAATCCATAACCTCTTGGCTTTTTAAGTCAGCGGCACTGGGGGTGTTTTTATCGTCTTGATCTTTTTTAGACCTGCTATCGCTATTAACGATGGCAGGTTTTTTATTTGCTTTTTTCTTTACCCCTGGCAAAGGTTCGGCTAGTGGTTTTTTCTTTGGCTTTGGAATTGGTTTTACAACTTCATTATAAATTTGACTTGTGGACTTTCTGTTTTCATCAAACTTTTTTTGATACCTATCAAAAAAGGCTTTATTTTGAGCATTCTCGGTGTTGATCTTTTTCTTTTCAACCACCAAATTATTCCTTTGAACATTTGTATTTATCACCTGTTGATTCGTGTGGCAAAGGGCCGCAAATTCTTTTCGAGTTAGTTTTGCCATTATTGGTTCACTTTTGTTTGCCGTATTCTAGATTACCAGTTAAGCAGTAACCGCTTCCATTTGGCGTGCTGTTTTCTTCATCCAAAATCATTATAAGTTCTATCTTACCTTCTATTTTTAATTGTTTTAGCAACACAGTTAATACATCCATTGGTATTCCTGTATTTTCAGAAATTCCTAACTTTCTTTTACCATATCCTTTCCTTAAATTTTGTAGGTCTAAGATTATAGATTCTTTCATTTTATTAATGCTAAGTAAAAAGTTTTTATTAATCATAGCTTCTAATTTTTTAAAGTTTTATTTTTTTTAGCTGAACCCTATATTTTACAAGGGATTCATATTTGTTATATAACAAAGATAAGCTTTTTTTGTACAAAACTATATAACAAAGTCCAAATCTGTGAAAAATGCATAAAGATTGGAGTGTTTAAAGTATTGCATTCTTTGTGGTAATCGCTCAAAGTACCTAAAAAATTTAGTGTTTAACATACCATACTTAACGCCTAATGCACTTAAACAACACTCACACACAGATATAAAGCATTAACCAATACAATAGCTTAGAAGGCTTTAAAACAATTATTTATTTTATTGATTTGCTTTATTAAAGAGTGAATTAACTAATTAATATCTAATCAATTAATCATACTATCACTTGCTGCTTATTACTATAAGATTTGTCTATAGTTTACATGGGTAATTATAGATTATAGTTATTGATATGTTTAATTAAGCAAACAAAGTAATCAAAAAGTGCATCAAAACAACTAAATAATCTTGATGCACACCTTTGATGCCCACCCCTATAATTAAGATAATACATTGAATACTTGATGTTTAGGTTTTAGAAAGTGCAACATAGGGTAAAAAACCCCTATAACTATTATAGAATAATATAAAAGTTAGGGTTGTTTTTAATGAATGTTGCACTTTTTAAGGATAAAGAGCTGTTAATCATATAGTTATAGGCGTGCATCAAGGGTGTGCATCAGAATCTTGATGCACACCTAAAGAAATAATAATCACCAATCTCTGCTATTTATAAATATTATTCTTAAAACTTTGTTAATAGATGTTTATATACAGATGTTGTATATTATGTTTGTAGAAAATTAAAACAACTAAAAAAAAGAATTATGAGCCAATCAATGATTTACCCAGAATTAGGAGAAACAACAACCGCAGCAATTGAATATAAAGTAAGCTATTCTAGAGGCTTTTACCTTACCACAGACTTAGAGTTAAAAGGTCAAGGCATTAAATTACTTGGAAATGGTAGCGATAACAAAAGAGGAAAAAAGACTTATAGAGCTACTGAAAAGGCTATGGATAAACTAAAGACTAATCATAAGGTTTGCTATATTGCAAGCCTTTAAAAAATAAGCAGCACAATGGGAGAAAAAAGCAAAGAAGAAAAAGAAATTGATTTTGCTATTAAAGCAGCTTTTAAAAAGCAACCTTGGTTTGGTAATTTCTTAAATTTTAGCAAAGGTTTTAGAGCTGGTATTGAATATCAAAAAAGGGTAATAGCTAAGGAAAACGAAAAAACTCCAACGTTTTCACATTATGGCCCATTTAAGAAAGATGCTCAAAAAAAGGAATATCCAGAAAAAGTATTTGCAAGAGTTACACGTTCAATTATTAGTGTTAAAGAAGTGATAAAGCCTTGTGAAAAATGTTCTGATACAGGTGAAATTTTTGATCAATCTGA